CGTGCACTTGCCTGATCCCCGACGTTGTTAATGGCCGCGATGATCTGCGCCGTCTGGTTCTGGCCTTGAGACGACATGAAAAGAATGCTATTCTGGATGGCATCTTTGTTTGCGCTTGCGGCAGTCAGTATTGAGTTATCCAGCTCTGCCTGCGCTCTTGCAATTTCAGCCGCGCAGGAGCTGGCCTCTGCAGCGCCATTGTTGCCTCCAAAAAGCCCGCCACGGCCACCCAGAAGGGCGCCAAGCAGGAAAGGCATGAAGCCACCGCCTAAACCGCCCATGCCGCCGTCTCCGCCGCTCGAAATAAATTTAGTTACAGCTGACTCGTCCATCGTTTGACCTCATAAAATGATCCGGCGAACATACCGGCTTGCGTATCTTGGCTCAAAAGGTGTAATACATGAGTGACGACGGACCAAAAAAAATATACTCTGTACGCTTGACTCTAAAAATGGCACGGTTTCTCAGGAAGATCGGTATTGGCTCACTGAGCAAAGGCGTCCGTGATCTTGTAAATAATGCTAGCTGCAGGGAGTTAAAAGACGATGAAAATCAAAATGATAGACAATAAACGCCATTTTTTCAGGTTTTGGTCCGTCAGGCTTGGCTTGGCAGGGACGGCAATGACTGGAGTACTAGTCGGCTTCCCGGACGTGGCTCTACAGGCATGGTCGGCAATGCCTCCTGAGCTTAGTGCGGCAATTCCGGCAAAATACACACCGATGCTCGGGGTAGGTTTTTTTGTCTTGTCGATACTTGCGCGCGGTATCAAACAAACATATAAGGAGAAAGATGAAAAATGATAAATAGCCGTAAGCTATCTGATCTTAATCATTTCGTTGAAAAAAAGGCGAACGATTTTATCTTGACTTGCGAATGCAATCAGATACAGATTATTGTCACGTCTACTTACAGAGACGCTGACGCGCAGGCACTGCTTTATGCTCAGGGCCGTACAAGTCCGGGACGTAAGGTCACTAACGCACGTCCCGGGCACTCAATGCATAATCACCGGGTTGCGTTAGATGTCGTGCCTCTGCGCGCCGGTAAGCCAGTCTGGGGCACCTCAGGAGAGGATGGCAAGCTCTGGCAAAAAGTAGGAGAAATCGGAAAGTCATGCGGTCTTGAATGGGCTGGTGACTGGAAAGTCTTTAAAGAATATCCTCATTTTCAGTACACCGGAGGGTTAACAGTTAATGATTTCATCGAAGGCAAGATACTAAAGGCTTGATGTGTCAAACATCAGAAACATTAATGGCGATAAAAATGAACAATCAGATGATGATTGTGAGCATTATATTGAGAAAAAACTAAAAGAAATAATAGAATGTGCAGAAATGGACGGCGACAAAATAAATGCTATCGGCAAGCTGATGCAGCTCAAGGGACTGTCGCGCAAGCCGAAAACAGACACATCTGTGCAAATAATTATGCCGTCTGCAATAGAGATACCCGCATACGGATCTGCGTCAGAGTGGGAAAAAGTGGCCGCCGCTCAGCAACTAGAGCTTTTCAATGTCAGCCGCGCAAAGCATTGATAGACACGTCGTCTGGAGACCTCTGCCCGGGTCGCAGTCGATTGCTATCGATTCGCGGTGTGACCATACTCTGTACGAGGGAGCGCGTGGTCCGGGCAAGACAGTTGTCCAGCTTATGCGATTTCTTCGACAAGTAGGAAGGGGTTATGGTCGGTACTGGCGCGGCATCATTTTTGACCTTGAGTTTGACCATCTCGGTGGGCTGGTCGCTGAGTCAAAAAAGTGGTTCGGCCGTCTCGGCGATGGGGCCAGGTTTATGGAGTCAACATCGGCATATAAATGGGTGTGGCCAAGCGGTGAGGAGCTTCTATTTCGTCACGTAAAAAAAATAGCTGATTACGATGGCTTTCATGGCCACGAATACCCGTTTTTGGGTTGGAACGAACTAACTAAATTTCATTCGTCCGACCTTTACGACAAGTTTATGAGCATTAACCGATCATCTTTCAGCCCTATAAAAGATACTCCAAAGAATTCAAAAGGAGAGTATCTTACTGCTGATAAAATGCCATTGCCGCCAATACCACTTGAAGTTTTCAGCACGACAAACCCGTCCGGTCCAGGCCATAATTGGGTAAAGCGACGCTTTATAAACTGCTCACCTAGAGGGACTGTTTTTAAAACAGACGTAGAAATTTTTAATCCGCAGAGTCAAAAAATAGAAACTATCACACGAACGCAGATAGCAATTTTCGGCTCATACATGGAGAACCGATACCTGCCTCCGGGCTATGTAGCTGAGCTTGAGCAGATAAAAGACCACAATCTTCGCAAAGCATGGCTGTATGGCGATTGGGACGTTACTGCTGGTGGCGCGCTTGATGACCTCTGGCAGTCTCGCGTGCACGTCGTCCCGCGGTTTGTCGTGCCTAAAGGCTGGCGCATCGACCGGTCTTTCGACTGGGGCAGCTCACATCCATTTAGCGTAGGCTGGTGGGCTGAGGCTAACGGGGAGGCTGCAATCATCATATCAGGCGGGCAGGAGTTTTCTTTTTGCCCTAGACCAGGCTCTCTGATACAGATCGCAGAATGGTATGGCGCTGCTGATGTCGGTCTTAACAGAGGTCTAAAGATGTCCGCCAGTGCGATAGCACAAGGCATAGCAGACAGGGAAGCAGGCATGATAGACAATGGCTGGATCAGCAGCAAGCCATGGCCGGGGCCAGCCGACAATCAAATCTGCGACGTGCGTGAGTCAGACGTAGACACGATAGCAAGCAAGATGGCACAGCATGGCATAAACTGGGCGGCGTCGGACAAGTCGCCGGGGTCAAGGCGCAACGGCTTGCAGTTGATTAGAGATAGGCTTGAGGCGGTTAATAAGTGCGAGGGATCCGGGCTATACTTTATGCAAAATTGCCATGCTAGCATTGAGACTTTGCCTACACTGCCGCGCGATAAGATAAAAATGGACGACGTTGATACTACCGCCGAAGATCATTGTTATGATATGGTTCGATATCGAGTCTTAAAGGGCGCGAATAGGATCGCATCGAATTTTAGAATAACCATGCCGACTTGAGAACAAAATGCCAAACGTTTCTTTTATACGTCCAGAATTATCAAGGCTACTGCCGCAGTATTATCTGATAAGGGACTGCCTTTCTGGTGAGCCGACGGTAAAGGCCGCGCGGACTACTTATCTGCCGATGCCGAGCCCAGATGATCAGTCAGCTGGAAACTTATCTCGCTATGAGCAGTACCTGAAGCGTGCGGTGTTTTACAACGTGTGCCGTCGCACGCTGGCAGGACTGGTTGGTCAGGTATTCGCCACAGCCCCAGTTATCACAGTACCGTCTGCGCTTTATGCTGTCGTCGATGATGCTGATGGGGCTGGCGTGAGCATTATCCAGCAGGCCAAAAAGGCCCTAGGCATCACGCTGGCTTACTCGCGCGCAGGGCTGCTATCTGACTACCCCAGCGCTCCTGATAGCGGTATAACGGTAGCCGACCTTGAGCAAGGCAGGATTAGACCGACAATAACTCTGTACAGCCCCATGTCTATTGTAAACTGGCGGCTAACTCGAAGAGGAGCCGAGACTATATTGTCTCTAGTCGTGATAGCAGAGAGTTACTCGGCAGCCGATGACGGCTTTGAAATCAAACAGGCTGGACAGTACAAGGTACTAAAGCTTGATGATGATGGAGAGTATGTCATTGAGTTATGGACTGACCCGCAACACGCAGCGTGGGTCGAAGGTAGGATTCCAAAGGGCAATTTTATCAAGACCCAGGAATATTATCCGCGCGACTCAAACGGCGTCAGGCTGCGTGAAATCCCGTTCTGTTTTATCGGGTCAGAAAATAATGACTCTAACCCTGATAATCCTGTTTTTTATGACCTTGCCAGCATTAATATTTCCCACTATCGCAACAGCGCTGATTATGAGGAATCGTGCTACGTGGTTGGGCAACCTACGCCAGTTATCACAGGTGTGACGGAGGAGTGGGTAAATAATGTGCTAAAAGGGACGATTGCCTTCGGCTCGCGCGGCGGGATACCACTGCCGGTTGGCGGCGATGCACAGCTACTGCAAGCCGCGCCAAACGCTATGATAAAGGAGGCGATGGATACAAAAGAGAGGCAGATGGTGGCGCTCGGCGCTAAGCTTGTCGAGCAAAAGCAGGTGCAGCGCACGGCGACAGAGGCAAGCCTTGACGCAACGAGCGAAAGCTCGGAACTCGCAAACACTGCAAATAATGTGTCTGCTGCTTACGTAAGGGCGCTTGAGTGGTGCGCAATATTCACTGGCGCTGATAGCTCAGGCATCGTATTTTCGCTAAACACCGACTTTGACATTGGGCTAGCTACTCCTGAGGACCGCGCGCAAACAATTAAAGAGTGGCAGACCGGTGCGATCACCTTCGGAGAGATGCGCGCAGTCTTGCGCAATTCCGGAATTGCAACAGAGGACGACGAGGCGGCAAAAGACACGATAGCCGAAGATATATCATTCTCTAAAAATACAAATAACGGCGATGGAAATTAATAATGGCTACAGACTCACTAGATAATTATCGTCTATACGATATATCAACTAGGCAGCAGGCATATACGGAGGGAGTAAAAGACAAGATAAATGAAGAGTCAGATAAGGCGTTTTTGTCTCTGTCGCTTTTGCTTTCTTCAGTGCTTGGTCGAGTAAAATACAAGACATTAGGTGAGCTTTCAAGATCAGAGCTTAATAAGCTATTAAGTTCGATCAGTGAAATACAGGGAAGATTTTATTCAAAATACATAGATAGTCTAATGGCAAAGCTCAAGGACTTTATGGGCGTTGACCTTGAGGTCAGCAGGAAAGTATATGCTGTAGCTCATAAAGAAATAGCAGCACCTGATGACGAAGAACAAATAAAAATACCATCTGATAATGAATCAATAAAATATATCATAAAAGAAAATAAAGGCTCCGGCATTACTGCTGCTCTCGGAATTTCTGCCGTGACTGGGGCAGATGACAGATTGTGGTCGGCAATTAGATCAGCCCCGCTGCCTGCAACTGGATCGAATATAATACAATTTGTAAAGTCATTCGCCGAATCAGCGCAAGCGAGCGTCGAGAACGGGGTGCGCAAGGCATGGGCTAACGGCGATGAGGTATCGCAAGCCATTACAGATATCACAAGCATTGAGGCAGTACAGGGCACCTCATCTACTATGCAAAGGATAGCTGTACAGGCTACGGCAGTGCAGGCTACAGCAGTGCAGCATGTGTCTGCTATAACGACGTCTGCTGTGCAGTCAGCGCTATTTGAGTGGTATACGTGGCACTCAGTGATTGATAGCCGCACAACTGAAATTTGCCAAAGCCGCAACCTCAAGAGATACAAATACGGAGAAGGACCGCTGCCCCCAGCCCACGTAAGATGCCGGTCCCATATCGCACCCAGCACAAAATCAGATACTGTAAAGGCTGAATCATTTTTCGAGTGGATAAAGCGGCAGCCAGATATTGTCCAGGATGATATACTTGGGAAGTCAGGTGGAGAGGCGCTAAGATCAGGAAAAACAAAGCCGGAGGATTTACAGAAGTATTCGGGGAAAAATGCACTTACTCTCGAAGAGTTCAGGAAAAAAACGAATTACATACTAATTAAAGACGGAGAATAAAAATGGC